GGGACTTCTTCACGGTTACAGCTTCAACAGTTGGTCTGACATGATCACCTATGACGAAGCGTTTATCGAAGAGTGGTTGAAATCTCCTCAGACCTCCCTTTACTATTCGCTTCAGGTGATGGGCGACACTCAGGACAAGACGGACGCTTACGCCGCGCTTGACGAGCAAGATGTCTCCGATTACCTGGATTCTTTAATTAACAATTTAGAACCACAGTGTGATTGCGCAGAATGACTAGTTCCTATACTCCGCTCACTCGTGAGCAAAAACTCCAGGCTGAGCAAATTGTTCAGCTTGGTAACATCGCTGAAGCTATCCGCGCCGCTGCCCGTGGCGAAGATAGCTCCGCCCTTCAAGAACAGATTGTCAGCCTACAGGCGGAACTCTCAGCCCTTACTCAAGGTAATGCTACCTTGTCTCAGCAGTTGGCTGATGCAAACCAACTGGTGGCTGACCTTCAGACTACCGTCGCTAACCTGACTGAGGGAGACGTTACTCCCGACAGCGTCGCAGAAGTCATCGCTCATCTTGGTATCGAGGTGGGTGAAGGATGAATCCTTATGACAAACTATTAGCCAGGAAACGTACCTGGACACCTGTACAAACCACCGCAGGCACCCTTATGGAAGGTGCCGAAGAAGTAATCTATCGTGCGCTTGCTATGCGTCATATGGAGCTGCCTGTAGGTGACTTTATTGAAGACGCATTAAATGAAGTTCCGAAAGCAAGTGTGGAACTCCTTCGATCAAATATTAGGGACGAAGAGAACCACGACCTCGCGCTGGGTTACATCGCCAACGCTATCGGCGTTGATGAAAAGGCTGAACGCGAAGCCAAAAAAATCAGGGAAGCATGGCTTGAACATCCAGATCACACGGTCCTCAAAGCACTGGTTGCCGAACGTGCGATTTTCTTCGTGCTTCTCCCCATTTTCCGTTTCTGTGGTGACGCTGGACTGAGAACCGTATCCGCTGATATTAGCCGTGATGAACAAGTCCATGTGGCAACGAATAGCTTGGTATGTACTGAGCTTGGTTTCAATTGGAGTCCTTCTTTGGATAAGCTCAGGAAGGCAACCATTAATTGGGTCCTTGAGCCCTTAAAGGTCGAATCTTCGTCGAAGTTTTTATCGAAAAAATTTTGGCTGGATTCCAGCGACTCTTTGATGTATCAGGGCAAAGCACCTGAACTTTCTGCCACCAGACGAGCCCGGATGCCGGCGTTCTTCGAGCATTCTAACGTGAACCTTCCTCAGTATGCCTAACCTCTCCTACCTGGAGACCGTTGGACTGGAGACGAAGGCTTTACTTAAAACGCTCGACGAAACCTTTCCACCCGTCAATCCTCTGCCCACTGATGATATCACACTCATCATGTACCGCGCCGGTCAACGTAGCGTGGTCGATTTTATTAACGAAAACCTAGAGAATTAATTATGTGCTTTGGTGGCGGCGGCAACCAGCAGCCAGCACCTGTGGTAACACCGGCTCCCGTCATGCCGACGGCTCCGGTTGTTCCTCAGGCTCCTGCTCCTGTAGTTGCACCTCCTCCGGCTCCTCTTATGGCGTCGGACTATCGCCCTGCTCTTCAAGCAGCAGGCGCATCTAAAAAATCAGATGAGGATAAGACTCGTCTGAAAAAGAAACTATCTACTGGTCTAGCAACTGGCGGCGGCGCTGCTGGTGCTAACAAAGGAGGCATCAACTTATGATGACGGCACGAGCTAGGTATGACTCGCTAACTTCGACGCGAGCTACCTTCCTTGACCGTGCTGTGGACTGTGCCCGACTGACCCTGCCTTATGTAGTGCATCAGGATGATGGAACACACATCCATCGTCCGCTGCCTACTCCCTGGCAATCAGTCGGTGCTAAGTCAGTGGTAACGCTCAGCGCCAAGCTGATGCTGGCGTTACTGCCTCCGCAGACCACGTTCTTTAAGCTACAAGTTCGTGATGATAAACTTGGTGAAGAGATCCCGCCTGAAGCTCGCAGTGAACTAGACCTTAGTTTCTCTAAGATCGAGCGGATGGTAATGGACTATATCAACGCCTCTAGTGATCGGATTGTTATCCATCAGGCAATCAAGCATTTGATTATTGCTGGTAACTCTCTGGTCTTCATGGGTAAAGACGGACTTAAACACTTCCCGTTTAATCGCTTCGTCGTTAACCGTGACGGCAATGGTAACGTCCTGGAGATCCTGACTAAGGAACTCATCAACCGAGATGTCCTTGGGTTCAAACCTGAGAAGGACATGACTGACAGTGCCAAGTTTAACGGCACAGAAGGAGATGACGTTGAGGTGTATACCTACGTTCGCCTAGATGAGAAGTCAGGTCGGTGGAAATGGCATCAGGAAGCCTACGATAAGGTGATCCCTGGTTCCCAATCAACCGCACCGAAGAACGCCTCACCTTGGCTCCCTCTCCGATTCAATGTGGTAGACGGTGAAGATTATGGACGAGGCAGAGTCGAAGAGTTCCTTGGAGATCTCCGTGCTCTCGAAGCACTCTCTCAGGCACTCGTAGAAGGCTCTGCAGTGGCTTCCAAAGTCATCTTCCTAGTCTCACCCTCAAGCACGACTAAACCCACCAC